TTAAAAATCTTTATTGAGCAATTCAAGTGCTTTTTTATTTGATTCACCATTTTCTTCCTCAATAAGATGGACGTAAGTGTTAACAGTCGTTTCCAATTTCTGATGTCGCAAGCGCTGCTGAACATAAGGAAGTGATTCATGGTTCATAATGAGCACGGAAGCATGAGTATGTCGCATTGCGTGTGTAGTAACAACTTTTATCCCCAGACGCCTGCAAATACGTGCCAATTCCTCGTTCGCTGTCCCATTGCCTTCAATTTTACCAAGTTTCGACCAAAACACAAGATTTTTAGGGCTTTTGATTCTGTGCATCTTAAGCCAATCACTTTGTGCATGCTTGTAGTCTAGCAAATAGTCACAGTAGCCACTAGGAATAGAGACGTCCCCATCGGCTTTACCGTTGCCTTTTGTTGGTCCAAAATCACGTCGGCGCTCTACCCACTGTTGTTTAATGTGGACAATACCACGAACAAGATCAAGGTTATTCCAAGTCATGCCAGCGGCTTCTTCAAAGCGGGCACCAGTTTCAAGCTGAAAAAGAAGCATTAGCATTGTCATGTGGCTATAGTCGGCCATTTTAATCAAATATTTACGCAGCTTGTTGTATTCCTTTAAGCTTAGAAATTTATCTTCTACTGGCTTCGGAGGGCGCCCGGTAACATGCGCTTTATAGGCAAAATCACGTTGAAGGATGCCATCGGCTACTGCGTCTCTGACAGCTGAGTGAATTTGCTGGTGAAGTTTTTTAGCAGTAGCAATGCCGCGTGTTTTTCCAAATTCGTTCAAAAACTTCTGGTAATCTGCTCGCGTGATGGCTGTTAAAGGCTTGTCATTGAAGTACTTTGCAACATGGTTATAATTTCCTAAATAAATCTCGTGTGTATGCCGACTGACACCATCTGTTTTATAAATTTTGATCCAGTCAAAAAGATAATCTTTGAATGATTCGGTGCTCCGTGACAAATCGGCACCATCAATGAGTGCGCTTTTTGTCTTTGTTTCCCATTCAGAAGCTTCGCCCTTTCGCTTAAAGGACTGGCTTGCAATGCGGTATTTGCCTTGATTGTCTTTATAGCTGACCCGTGCTTGCCAGCGTCCGCTCGCTAACTTCGTTACTGACATGTTTTATTCCTCCCAACTGGAAATAACAATAGGTTGACATTCCCAAACATATGTTCTTTTTAACTCAAAATATATACCCCAATTGGGGTATTAAGCGAGTGACGGGAATCGGACCCGCGACTACAGCTTGGAAGGCTGTCGTTTTACCACTAAACTACACTCGCATAAGAGCCAACAATGGGTTTTGGTCGGCTCAACAGTTAATTAGAATGTACCTACAATTATTTTTGTTTAAGACGATCAACCATATCTTTTTCCATTCCTTGGATTATGCGGCCACATTCTTTCCTTGAGTAGCTATCTTTTGTAAGATAAACGAAAGCATACAGATTAATAAAAGAGGTTAAGTCATTAGTAATGTTATCTATGAGTTCGTATTTCGACATATCTTTATCCATAATCTTACCTTCTTTCTTTTAAAAGTGGGTGGCAGGGATTGAACCTACATAACAATTTCAAACGAGAGAGAAGGGCTGAAATCGTTATTCTACCATTGAATTACGCCCACGTGATGTACGTGCTAAAGTAAGCGGTAGTATGGGTTATTTGTTACAATGCGAGCGGCAGGAGTCGAACCTGCATCAATATAGGATGTGAGACCTATGAGAAGTGTGCAAATAATTGTTCTACCGTTGAACTACGCTCGCGTGAAAGCCCCGACGAGGGGCTTGGACCTGTTATGGTCTTGCGTATTGATTGCCCCGTGGTGCTGGCTTGGCACCAGAATTATCAGCAGCACTCTGGGTCATATATTGGTAATTACCTGGATTTTTAACGCTGGTGTAGTACTTATTGGAGTCTGATACAAAAACCATACCAGAAGCAGCAGTAGTCCAACCACCATTTTGTGTATAGGAAGCATTGTCTGTTTTACTTGTTTCGCTCGCTTTTTTAGCTGATGACGAGCTAGCAACTAATGATTCTGAACTGGCTTTAGCTATTGAAGAGCTTTCTGCCTCAGACTGCTTTTTGCTTGATTCGGATTCAGAACTAGCCATACTCTCTGAATTCTCTTTGGATTCAGACTTGGAGGCAGCAATACTTTCAGATTCTTCTTTGCTACTTGATAGGGCGCTTTCAGATGACTCCTTCTCCTTAATAGAGTTAGCTTTACTGATACTAGCCTTTCTTTTCGATGCATCTTTTGCTGAACTTTTCTTTGCTTTGCTACTTGAGGCTGTATCTGACTGTGATGTACTCGATCTTGCTGTGCCAGAAGGGGCGGCCCAAACCGTTAATGCTAAGAATAGGATTGTTAGTCCTACTGAGATTAAGGTGTATTTTTTGTATGGACGATTAACACCTGTTTTTGTGAAATGATGAATTCCCCCACGAATTGAAAAGTAAGCTAACGCAATTAAAGATACAAGAAACATAAATGTAAAAAATATATCCAAAGTAATCCCTCCAAAATATGTTATTCCCCAATAACAATAATTCCCCGAATTATAAGTAGTCCCAACTCCTAGCTTTTAATGACATCCTATCTGGTCACTCGGGTTACTGATTGTACTTAGCGTTCAGATTATCCGCGTTCCATTCGGTAGCAATTAAGAAGGGCTAGTTATTTGGTAAATCTAAAGTAATTGTGCCTAATTTTGCATCGTCGTTATCGGGATCGACAGCTTTTACTTTGACAGGATAGTCAGTGTTATCTAGCTCATAACTACTCATGCACTTTACTTCTGCACCGGGTTTAACTTTTTGAAGAGATACATGCTCTAAGGTAGTCCATTCATCTGAGTCTTTATCTGGATTACCAGAGATTAAATCATTAATTGAAGTATCATTCTCTTGTGTGAAGTTAGTGGCATCCAGTAGGGACATGTATGGTTCTATATTCTGGTCTTTTGAAGTATTTTTGAATGTATAGTAGACAATCAAGTCAGTACCACTCTCAAAATGCGGTGTGGTTTCTGTCGAAGTAATTGTGATTGTATAATTGGTAGTACGTATTGTTTTGCCAGAAACGCCGGGTAATTGTGATATTTTAGCGTTCATTGCATTCCCTGCCTCAGACAATTTTTTGTTGTAGGCTATCCCAAGTTTAGAATAAGCAGCTTTATTAGTATTGCTAACTTTTTTGATATCTGTGTTGTACGAACTCGAAACAGTTTTTCCTTCTATATCACCTAAGTAGGTAGCTATTGAATCATTGAAATTTTTGATAACTTTATAATTGGCATTTTGTTTATATTTAACTAATTTATTATTGTAGATTGTAATCTGCTTATCAGCATTTCTAGCAGTTAATCTAACATTATCATTTAATGTTAAATTACTATCTGTAATAGATTGAAATACAGGGGCCAATTGTTCTGCAGATTTTGTATATTCCAATTTGGCTTGTTCATCGCTCATATTTTTCTTTGTAATAGTGGAACTACTTGGCTGGTTATTGGAAGTGCTATTATGGTTACTTCCGCAAGCAGTTAAAGTTAGGACAGTTAGTACCGCAATATTTAGTGTTAAAAATTTTTTCAATTGAAACTCCTCCAAATTAATATTTTTCCAAATAGAAATCCCCATGATAATTAAATTCTAACCCCCTAGCTTTTAATGACTTCCTATCTGGTCAGCGCTTTTAGATCAGCGAAGCCAGTTCATGCGGTAGCTTGAAAAAATCTAAGAAGTCTAATACATCTTCTTGCTTGCTCCAACCATATTCCTCTTTCAACATGGCCAGCATAAACTTATTAGCCTCTGTTTCGTTGTCATCGGATAGAAAGCTTGTCGTATTTACCGCAAAAAACTGCGTATTAAATCCCTTGTGATGTCGTATATGAAAAATTTCATGATAGCAAACACCATCTTGAGTTCGTTCATCAATTGTGTTGTTAATGACAATCATTGGGATTCGATGTGAATTGTTATTGTAGCCGTAAATATTGTTGCCAAGGTTATTGAATTGCACGTTAATACCCAAGTCACGCGCCAAATCAAAAGCACTTTGAATCCCAAACTTGTTGGTTAAGTGGTCAATATCTTCTTCAATCCACCGTTCCATATAACCAGCTCCTATTATTCCTCTCCATTACGATACTTTTTGGGAGTGAACTTCCTTTTTGCTAATTGTTTGGATAATTCTAATGTTTGACGCATGGACGCTTTGAGCAGTTCTTTGTCCTGATCAGATAGCTCTTGCCCATTTTGGAAAAATGATAAAGAATGTTTGGAGTCGAGCCCGTTCATCATATCTTCAAGTTCCTTATCGATACTTTTTTCATCTTTTTCAGTTAAGTCATAATAGTGAGAGTTTTTTGTAGGCAAGTTATCCTGATCTTTGGTAATACCAGCTAGTTTAAAAATCTCATCATCAGTAATTCGTAGACCTGTTGCCATTTTTTTAAGAGTTTTCGGTTTGGGAATCTCGCGTTTTTTATTTTCTACCTGTGACCAAAATGATGGAGATATTCCTGCTTGTAGCGCAGCTTGTCTAACTGTAAATCGTTTCTTATTTCTTATTTCTTTGATTTTTGGACCGAAGTTTAACACTTCATTACGTAAATTTTCCGTTGAACTCATGGCGTCAAACTCCCTTCTATGACTGGATTATAGCAAAAAAGTGAAACAATAGAGTGTAAAAAGTGAAATATTATCGTGATAAGTGGTTGCAAAAAGTGAAACAAAAGATTATAATAATTTATGTAATCAAGAAAGGAGGCGAGGACATGGCAGTAGTCCTTCCTGTAAAAAACTCTGATGAAATCAGAGAACTAATTAGCCTGAAAGGTGAGACAGTACGGTCCTTTTCCCTTAAAAACGGTATTTCTTATGGATATTTATCGCAAATATTAAACGGAAGAAAACCATCTCCGAAAGTCGCTAAGAAAATATCAGATGGGGTTGAGAGACCAATTGATTCACTTTTTTTGTTTTCAAAAGTTGCAAAAAGTAATACAAAGTCGAAGGAGGCAACAAAATGAAGCCAATGAAAAGTAAAAGAGCCGCTATCGCAAATAGCAACTCTTCGGATTAAACGTTAATGACTGACAATCTTTACCACTTTGGAGCTGGCAAACACGGTGCCAGGGTCATCATCAGTGAAAAAGAAAGTGTAGTTGTTTAGAAGTTTGGTGATACTTGGCACTAATCCTAGCTTAATATGTTCGTTCAGTTCAAACGGACCATTAATTTCGTCTTTGTTAGGAAAATCGTACGTTATCTTTTCCCAGTTCTTTTTAGAAATTTTTTTAGGACGATCATTAATTGGCGCAGTGCGAATACCCCAAACAAAGTCATGTACGTTTAGCGTTAGTGTTTCACCATCTAAAAAATGAATCGTAGCTGTTAACATTTTTTAACCACCTTTTTAAGTGAGAAGTCTATGGAAATTATTTTTCCACCTCGTTGTAAGGCGCAGTCAAGATAAGCATCATAATGATTGCATTCGCCAGGCCTACGTTTGAAATTAGTGAGCTCAACATTGCAGAAAATAGTTCGCCAAGTATGGCATTGAAAATAATTAATTTCATTTTAGAAAGGGAATGATACTGTTGCAAAATTTTATTGATGATACTATACGCCGGTTCACCATTCTTACCTTCATGGGCATAAGAGGTCTCGTTTATTTTGCTTACTTCAGCATTTTGTTCTTGGGCCTCCGTGAATTTCTTTATCGGCTTGGTTGGTACGACTTCAGGCGTAGATTCATTAATGGAGTGAAGGATGCGTTCAACTACTTCCGGTCCAAATAATTGTGCCATGTTTTTAATTTCTATCTGCGTTTTTTTAACGTTTTTAAGCCCTAATTGATTAATTATAGTGTTGAATTTGGCACCTGTTCTTAGATCCATTGCAGTAACATTTTGAATTTGTGCGTTTAAGGTATTTGCCGTTACATTAGCGGACATGGCAATACTGGAAAGCTGTTTCAACGTGTTGCTTGAAGCTAACATTGCCGGCCTAGTGGATGCGGCAATACTGGAAAGCTGTTTCAACGCGTTGCTTGAAGCCAGTATTGCCGGCCTAGTGGATGCAGCAATACTGGAAAGCTGTTTCAACGTGTTGCTTGAAGCTAACATTGCCGGCCTAGTGGATGCGGCAATACTGGAAAGCTGTTTCAACGCGTTGCTTGAAGTTAGTATTGCCGGCCTAGTGGATGCAGCAATACTAGAAAGCTGTTTCAACGCGTTGCTTGAAGCTAGCATTGCCGGCCTAGTGGACGTGGCAATACTGGAAAGTTGTCTCAACGCGTTGCTTTGTAAAGTTAATGTGCGTAACCCATTCAAAACTTCTTGATTATTAATGAGACTCTGCACTTGCTTTAGTGTAGCACTATAGTTGGCATGTGCCGAAAATTGGTTGTGTCCATAAATTGAATCGTTTAGCGTTGCCATTATTCTTCCACCTCGTTGTAGGGCGGAAAGTCGAAGAAGTCGTGGACGCTGATACCAAGGCCACTGCAAATTTTATAGATAGTATCAATTCTGGGTGCAGAGCCGCGGTTCACAATATTGCTGAGGGTTGTTGCTGCCATTCCTGATAGTGTTGCTACACGATTTAATGTTATGTTTTGTTCTTTCATGTACGAGTAAAGACGTTCTTTGAAGAACGTGCTATGAGTTTTATCCATAAATATCACATCCTAACCCAAATGAGTATATGACAAACATAACATTATTTTTTTAAATGAAGTTACTCAAATGAGTAGACAATACATTCAATTGAGTATATACTCTAAAGAGTAGACAGAGATGAGGTGAAAAAATGACATCCGGAGAACGATTAATCCAATTTCGCAATAAAAGAGGTTTAACACAATCTAAATTATCCGATTTAAGTGGAGTTCCTCAAACAACAATTAGTGGAATTGAAAATACCAGTAAAACGCCTGGACTTAGAACGGCAATAAAGTTGGCAAGTGCTTTAGAAATTAATGTCAAGGATCTGTTACCTAAGGAGGTGATCGAGTAATGGAAGTCACACAAGAACAATTGCACGAAATGGTCCAATCAGAGGTAAACGCAGCTATTGCCGCCAAAAGCCTAGCACCAGTCAAAGCAAGAAACACTGCTTGGATGGAGCTTAAAAACGATATTTCGAAATTTGTCAACGAGAAGTACGGTAAGAATCCAAAAGCTTATTCATTGTCAGACGCAGTTAAAACGATCATTAGGTTCCATTTAGGTGTGTCTAACGTATATCAAATTAACGAGAGCAACATTGATGAAGCGCGTCGAATATTCGAGTTACTAAACGCAAATATTTAATTTTCAAAGAACGGAGGAAACAAAATGACACATCTATCACGAACTACATTAATCAATGCACTAGCAAAGGTTAAACCAGAAACACCAAGAGTAATGTTTGAGGCACTAAGCGATAAAGCACTAGATGCTGAATTTCGAGCAGTAACGGCCGAGTATAACGAGCAAGCTAGCCAACTTATGTCAGTTTCATATTAGGAGGTGCGAACATGTCAGATACGATATTGATTCGGCATGAGGCTCCAAAGGGATTCCAATTCATTAGCGAAGAAGAATACGAGAAGTTCCAAGCCTGGAAGCAAGCACAACGTGGTATTCGTACTTGGAAGCTTAAAGATTTGGCCAAGTATAAATACGGAACTAAATCAACCGAACGAGCCTCACGATATTTAACCAAGCATCGTCATGATTTGGACATTGAACAGGGTGGCTTCATTGATTATGTGAATACCCATAACGGCTGGCAGATTCCAGCAGCTGAGATGATCGATTACCTATTAGATCATCCCGATTAATTTAAATTATAAGTGAATTACATGGAAAGGCTATATAAAGCCCTTTCCAAAATACAGAGGTGTAGGTATGAAGAACAAGTTTGCAGAGCAATTGTCATTGGCATTAGGCAAAAATAAAACACTAACACAGCAGCAGATTGCAGATAGGACGCATGTTTCTCCCGGACAATTGTCCCGGTTGAAGAGTGGATCAAGAAGTACTGATCCACAAATCAGGAAGTCGTTAGCAAATGTAATTAACGATTTTTGGCTTAGCTATTCTGGTGCTCGTGAGAATTTCGGAGTGCTGTCATTCCAGAATGATCGTCAGCTACAAGGTGATATGTTCTCGGCTTTGATGAAACAGAAAAAGGAACAGCGTGAGCGAGAAAGAATTGAGGTTGAGTTTGAAGAAGCTATTACAGTCAAGCCGAGAGATCGGACACCAGCGCAGCAACTAGTTATTGAACGCTACCCACGTGAATACGCAGAAGAGATCAGCGCAGAGATAACTGATTTAGCTAAGAAAGCTGAGTATGCTGGTATCTCGATGGACAAATTGCAAGAAGTCATCGATAAAGTTAATCGGCAAAATGGATAGGAGGTAATTCAATGCTCGAATTCGTGCAGGCAATTATGGTCATAGCCATCGTTATGGCATCACCATTCTTAGTAATTGCTGACAGCGCAGGTTGGGAAGCGCTATTTGGAGAGGATGAAATGTGATGAAAGTACGCAAAGTATCGTCAGAATCTAAATTTGAGTACGAAAAAAGCTGCTCGAGTATTGGGAGTACCCGTGCAGCAAAGACGCTTAATAATTTTACTTTCGAGTTCTATTGTACTCCGAAACAGTCACTAAGACAACGTTTAGCACGGAGGTGGGCAAAATGATGTTGCAAGAACAACTAGACACGCTTAACGCAAGTGAGGACCGCATGAAGTTGCGCGGCCCTGATGAGCCATTACCAATCTTACACACAAATTACTGGCAACTTGAGAACGATGAACGTGATCATATCGAAGATGCTGATGACTTCTGCTACGACGCTGACGAATTTGACAAAGCACAACTGTTCCAAGATTACATTGATAACAATAGCTTTAAACGGTGGGCTACTGATATGCAAGCCAATATACTAAGTGGGTTATGTATCGTCACTTTCGGGTCAACGAATGTTGACATTCCGTATCCGGATGAAGGCACTGAGCCGAATTGGCAATGGCTAATTGATGTATTTGGTGAAGCCAGAATGTGGGACGAGTTACTGGTACATGTCGATACAGCTACCATGATGGAGCGCCTAGGCTATCACTGGGTGTCAGAGGAGGAATAAGCATGAGTAATGAGTTAGTTACGATGGTTAATAACAATATTGAGGATATGAAGAATAATGAGGGCTTGTCATTACCACCTGATTATTCAGTAGGAAATGCATTAAACAGTGCTTACTTGATTTTGAGTGATACGTCTAAGGGCCAACCATTACTTGATAAGTGTGACCAAGGATCAGTTATCAAGGCATTGATGAACATGGCAATTCAAGGATTGAGCCCAGCTAAAAACCAATGCTATTTCATTCCTTATGGCAACCAGTTAGTCATGCAGCGCTCCTATTTTGGCTCAATTAGCGTTGTGAAGCGTCTTTCAAACGTTAAGGATATTCAGGCACAGGTTGTCCACAAAGACGACACGTTCAAGATTGGTGGTGAAAATGGAGTGTTGGTGGTTAAAGAGTTCGAGCCCAGCTTTGAGAACCTAGATAAGCCAATTATCGGGGCCTTTGCATGGATCGAAGACATTAATGGGAACCGGACATACACGGTTATGACAAAAAAGGACATCGACACCAGTTGGAGCCACGCTAAGACAAAAAAGGTTCAAAACGAGTTCCCAGAGGAGATGGCAAAGCGAACAGTGATCAATCGGGCTGCCAAGTTCTATATTAATTCGAGCTCTGACAACGACCTGTTCGTGCAAGCAGTTAACGACACGACGAGTTCCGAGTACGAAAATGATAATCCGAAGGACGTAACACCGGCTAAAAGGTCATTGGTGGCTGACGTAGCAGAGAATAAAGCCGAGAAGGTAGAATCTGTCGAACCAGCTAAAGAACCCGTTAGAACGGCTGTAAAGGAGGCATCAAGCAATGATCAAGAGTTTGTCAAAGACGAAGTCGACCAGCAAAACCTCTTCGACAACCTCGGAGACCTTGACGCCGGCTAACTATTACGATCGCTGGACTGACCGGGACTACATGTCGCCGACAGTGTTTAAACGGTTTCTAGCATGTGAAGCAGAAGCTCTATCCGAGTTACAGGGTAAATGGGAACCTAATCATGACATGAAAGCCTTAGTGGTTGGTAACTGGATCCATAGCTATTTTGAGAGCAAGGAAGCCCACGAAAAATTTAAAGATGAGCATCCAGACGTAATCTCAAAGCGCGGTCCTACTAAAGGACACTTGAAAAGTGATTTCAAAATGGCTGACAAGATGATAGCGGCGCTTAATCAGGACGAAGACTTTAAGAAACTCTATCAAGGCGATAAAGAAGTAATCGTAACTGGTAAAATCGATGGTTATCCCTGGAAGGGAAAGGTTGATTGCCTCAATTTGAAACAAGGTTACTTCGTGGATCTAAAGACGACCGCTGATATTTATAAAGGTTATTGGAATGAAGAAAGCCGTGAACGAGAACCATTTGTTTATGCGTATAACTATCAGCTTCAAATGGCCGTGTATCAGGAACTGATTAAGCAGCAGTTTGGTGTGACGTGTAAACCGTACATCGTGGCAGTAAGCAAACAGGATCCACCAGACAAGCAGGCTATTGATTTACCGGAGTACCGACTTACTAACGCTATGAAACAGGTATTGGAATCTCAACAGCATATTCAAGATGTCATTAAAGGTGAAGCGGACCCTATCCAATGCGGGCATTGCGCTTATTGTCGTAGTACTAAGCAGTTAGATAGTGTCGTTAGTGCAGACGACTTACTCATAGATTGAATAAACAGAATTGGCTTGAATGCAGCAGTGACTGAATCCACCGAACGGGTGAAAGGCCCATTAGTAAAGGAGGGACGAATTTGGATTACTTCAAACAACGACGAGCGTACCGTAATTTTAAGATGTATGAAGCGAGTGTCTCTAACGGCCAAAATAATCTGTATCGCGAGTTACTAGACTATGCGAACGACGAAGGCAAGTTGGACGTTCAGTTTCGCATGAAAAATTCGGCATTACTCAGTCTGACAGGACTATCCGAACCCGGCCTCGATAAAGCACGCAACTCATTAGTGCAACTAGGACTAATTAAATACGTTAGAGGCAAGAAAAATGTGAAGCCGCCAGAATATCGCATTATTAATTTGTATAGTAGGTCAACTGGCTACCCAACTAGTAACCCAACTACAAGTCATAAAAGTAGGTCAACTGGTTTAGATGAAGTAGGTCAACCGGTTGGGCAAGGTGGAGGTCAACCAGTAGAACATAAAGAACTTACTAGTACTGACCCTGACTTGACCGATACTGACTCTTATGATGATGACGCGGGTGTCACACGCGAGCAGGTCATTAACGACTGGACCAACCTGTGGGGATTCCCGAACGGGGTTGCTCGTCCTGAAATTGATGAATGGCTCGCGGCACTTAAACCTGAATTGGTGGCTTACGCCATTCAAATTGCTGGTGAACACGATGTTCAGTCACGGGGGGCTTTGAAATATTTGCGTGCAGTGATCAAGGGTTGGCAGCAGCGGGAGATTACGACGCTGGCACAGGCTAAACAAGCAACTGCTGATCACGATAAACGGTTGGCTAATGCTAATAAGCCGGGTGGCTATTCGAAGCCGCATCGTAAAGAAATCATGCCAAAATGGGCGCAAAACGGCGCTTCTCAGACGGATTCTAAGCCTAAGCCAAGTAATCCGATGACCGATGCACAGCGGAAAGAGCTTGCTGAACGCCTAAGTAAGCTGGTTTCAAAGGAATAAGGAGGTATTCCAGATGTATGCAGTAAAAACGATTGATCAGCGACATAAAGTGCTCGCAACTGGTAGCGAGCCAGAGCTACATCGCTGGGTACTGTCAAAGTACCGACGTGGACAATTGCCGTTTCCGGTCGTTATCGAGCCCATACAGGCTCAGTCGTGGGATGATAAGGCATACTTGGCAAGCATGCGGCCGGACCCCGAGACCGAGGAACGTGAGCAAATTAAAGAGATTCGCCATGCTCATCGCGCCGGCAAACACACGATTAGAGCGTTGACAGACGAAACTGGCTATATTACCAAGCGAGTGAGCTATCTCGTACACAAGTACAGCTTGCCACTGCGTAACGAGTACTGGCGGGCCGAGAAGTACGACAATCCTAATGAGATTATTACCGGCCAAACAGTCGAGTTGCTGGGCGACAAACTCGGCGCGCCAGCCCAATCGATAAGGCAAGCAAGCTACTCAAACGGCATTGTCTGTGGCTACTACATTAGCCGGGTGTCGAAAGTATGAGCAAAGTCGTGATCAAGGGCGAGTTGCCTAGCCTAAATGAGTACATCAAGGCTGAACGGGCCAACAGATACGCCGCAGCTAAACTAAAGAAGCGGTACACGGCCTTATGTAGTGTATATGCGCGGGCTAGTCATAATTCTGGAGTTGAATTCAGCTGGCCTTGCAAGCTTAAATTTACGTGGTACACGAAGAACAACCGGAAAGATGCGGATAATATCGCGTTTGCTAAAAAGTTTGTGCTGGACGGCTTTATGAAGGCTGGGCTTTTAGGCAACGACAATCGAAAGCACATCACGGGATTTCAGGACGAATTTGCAGTTGATAAACGAAATCCGCGAGTAGAAATAGATGAAATCACGGAGGACGAAGATGCCTAAACACACTAAGAAGCGTTCAACGATTAAACGGAAACACTGGCGCATGAAGGAACACGCCGAAGCGAACAAAGCTAAAGCACAGGATAATAAGCAATTGGCCAAGGAATATGAGCCATACAACATTAATAAGCGGGCGTTTGAAGCGTTCGGGGAGGATTGAAAATGGACGATTATTGGGTTGGAACATGTCCTTTTGATGGTGGAGATTTATATGGAGATTCAGAGGGTCATGCAAGTTGGTGTGACATATGTGGAACAGAATTCATTATCAGGATATCGAACGGCGAAACTGGAGGGCTACGATGATTAAAATCGATAAATGTGTTGCTAAACCAACAGAATTTAACGTAATTAAGATTACAAGTGCATTGGGTAATGAAGTACAGAAGGCGTTTAAGACTGCTGATAAGCTTGATAAAAAACTAGATAGACCAAGAAACACTTGGAAAGCAATCTTTCAATATCATGGGTTGATTTGGACTAATATATGGGGATTTGAATTCATAGCAAATTATGGGAAGGAGAATCAGTGTAGACGACAGCCAGTTTCACTTAATGATCGAATTATCGAAGATCGTGATAGTGAGCAATTCTTAATACCTAATGAGCTATTTGAACGCTATTTTATGTAGGAGATGGTACCGATGATTAAGTTTAGAGCGTGGGACAAAGTTCAGAATAAAATGCTGTTACCTGACAACATCGAATTTATTAATGGCCAAGCCTATTGGGCAGAAGCTAGCACTGATGGCAATGGTAGTTATTCTAACGATGGCGAAGTTGATGGAATTGGCGCACTGTTTGAGCTTGAACAGTTTACCGGCCTGAAAGACGTGAGTGGCAATGATATCTATGTAGGCGATATTGTTAAAAATGAACGAAATGAGTCCCACATAGTTAGTTTCATACTGCACGCTGGTTGTTTCGCAATTGGTGACTATTATTTTAAAAGTATTGGTGCGGGTAAAATCTTAGAAATTATTGGCAACGTGCACGAGAACCCGGAACTATTGGAGGAAGACAAATGATTAAAGCTTATCGTAAAACGGCCACTATCAAGGCCGAAAAATTTGATCCAGAAAATGGTGTAATTCCTAAAGGAGTATTTGATAAAGAATATGAACATACAACAAGCGGAATGATAAGCGCAATGGTTGATGAACTAAAAACCAGCAATCAGTCTCACAATTGGCATGTAAAAACGCTCGAAGGTGACTTAAAAGTCAAACCAGGTTACTGGATCGTAACCGGCGTGAATGGCGAACGTTGGCCGATTGCAGATGATGTATTCAAAAATACGTATGCCGAATTACCGGTAATCAATAAAGGAATTGCACACTGGATTGAACTAACCAAACAAGACGGTAAAAGTTTAGGTGATATGTTCGTGGATTATGCTCCTAAACAATTGACAGATGCTGATGAGCACATGATTTCTAACTGGGTTAACGATACCAAAAATAAAATTGTTATATCAAATACGCTTGCCCGTGCGTGGCTAGACGGGTACACAGTGGAGGAAGAAAAATGACTGACACCGAATACGCAAAAGCAATCAAAGTGAAAGCCACAGTTGCCAACTTGGAAATGAATGTGGCACCGGCAACTAGGCAACAGGCACAAATTGGCCAGGACTTCATTGCTGACATTATGGAGTTGAGTGATCACGAGAGTAAACAAAAAGCCGCCTACTAAGGCGACCAGTCACAGGACCACTCGAATGACCGTTGCTAGTATAACATATAAAAAGCGCCGCCATTGCTGACGTCGCTACGATTGATACCTACAAAATTAATTATAGCACAGTCAAAACAAGGGGTGGCAGTGATGGAGAGCATTTTTAAGGACGTGGATGAAGAACGAACAATTGCTAATGCGGAACGGGTGCTAAAAGACTATTGGAAATGGCGACTACGAGCTCGCAGGGTTAATTTCAACCTGCAAAGCCCAACAATGGACGGAATGCCTAAAAGTCCTAGCTATGGCAACCATATTGAAGACAAGCAAGTTAGTAAAGCTAACGATGATTTTATGGCTAATTTAGTTGTCAAGGTCATTGAAGCTGTTACAATTGATGAAGAAACGGAGAAATATTCAGAGCTATTAATGCTGCTCTATGTTAAACGGTATTCGAAAACTAAGTGCATGATTAGCCTGAATATCTCCGACAAAACATTTAATAAGTATTTGAAACAAGCCCAGTTAATGTTCGCTGAGATATATCCGGATGGCGTGGAAGACCTGATCGTTAAAAAGTATGAGCCAGAGATTATTGCTCACCACGACGAGGACTGAATTTACTCCGACAAAATTCCGAGTAAATTCCGACAAGTTTCCGTGTTGATTCCGGTAAATAAGTCAAAAAGGGGAGTAAATTAGTATTATCGATAGATAGGTAAGCCACCCCAGCTTGTTAGCCTATCGTCACGGCGGTGCGTCAGAGATGGAGAGCTGTGTCGGTCTGTAAAACCGATCCCATTGGGTGAGTAGGTTCGATTCCTACCGCCGCCATTAAGCAAGTAAGTACGCAATGATAGTGCGTGAATATTTGAATCAACAATAACCTATGCTTACTGGCTTGCTGTTCAGTGCGGAAAACTGGACAGCACCTACATAAGACGCGCAATTAAACGACCACCAAATTGCATGTAGGAACATGCGCGCTGTGGTAACCAACATAAATGTAAAGCATCGGAGGTGATAGCCTTCATGCCTTCTCAGTAATTGCTAGCTGGATTCAAGCCCCGGTTAGCATACATTCCCGTAGCTCAGTGGCAGAGCGCCCAACTTATAATTGGGAGACCGCTGGTTCGATGCCAGCCGGGAGTATTGCCAGCAGGTCATAAAGGAGGAAGCTCCTCTCTTAACTGCTGGCGTTAGTCTTCGTTGAAAAGCTCGGGGTCGGAACCGGGCTTTTTATGTACATAATTTGGAGGTATAACTATGGCAAAAATGATTCGAAGCAAATACGGGTACGAGCCGCCTGAGTGGGTGCAAGCTGATGCCCGGCTAGATAAGTGGTACAAGGATAAGAAGCGTCGTGCTAAACAGCATGGCGCTTTTAGTTTGGATAAAAATAAAAAGGTGGTAATTAAGAATGAACGATGTTGAATTTACAAGTAAATGCAAATCCTTAGTGCTGGACTACGCTAATGAACATTTAGATGTAACCGATGGAAAACAGATCACTGTCGATGATGTCTTTATTGTTTGGCAAGTTAAAGCATTACAGAATAGCAAAGCGTTACTCAGCACGACGTTAAGTGATGGTATGTACTACGAGCTTACTTATAACGGTGATAAGGGTGAGATCTACCTAGACGCCTACAAAAAGTTTGAGAATCGATGCTACAAAATTTAGACTAATTAATTCCAATTAACGGAGGTGTGGTGGTATGTAATGACAGTATACAAAAGTTTACAAAATGGTGCTTTTCAAAGCCTTGATGAACGGCGGAAAAAGGCTGTTATCATGCTGTTTGAAGATGAGTTAACGGATGAAGAAATTGCCAAAACGGTAAACCGTTCACGACAGACACTTGCCAATTGGAAGAAGAACCAAAACTTTATCAAAGCTCAGCAAGAATACCGCCATATCGCATTGGATGGGTATGTGCCGGATGCAGTCAAACAGTTACACCAGCTATCCTTGAATGCCAAGTCTGAGATGGTACGCTTACAAGCAAATACAACGATTCTAACCATGGCTGGATTTGGCTCGGCAGACGGTAACGATGAATTACGAAAGGCGCAAATCAGGAAAGCTAACGCGGATGCTCGCATTGTTGAGCATAAGGCTAATGAACTTGAAGGAGTCGGTCATGTCAATCCATTGCTTAAGGCTTTAACGAAGGGTGCAGCGCAACTGGTGCCTAAGGAGGAAGAAGACGATGCAAACACCGATAGAGAAGATTAGCTATGGTAAGAAACAGGCGACGTTTATCTTTTCTCCATTCGACCACCTGTTTGATGTTAATGAAGGCTCAATTCGTGCCGGTAAGACAGCAGCTGATGATGCCCGGTTAGCGCTGTTTTATTTGGCAACAACGGACGAGAACCATTTAGTCAGTGCCTATAACCAGGAACTTGCTTATAACCTGTTTATCGAAGGCGATGGCATGGGACTAGCCTATATATTTGATGGTGCTAGTCATTTGAGACGTGATCGTGGTGGCGATCATTTAGCTTTAGACCTACCGAGTGGAAAAAAGAAGATTTACTTCAAAGGCGGGGCCAAGTCAAACAGTGCCAATGCTATCCGTGGTATGTCATTAGGCTCAGTCGCGTACTCTGAAATCAACTTGTTAAACCGTGAGTTCCTTGACGAAACCTTTCGGCGGACGGCCGCAGCTAAGTATCGCTATCATCTTGCTGACCTTAACCCACCAGCTCCACAAGACCCAATTATCAAGTTTTTTGATGAGCGCGATGCGCACTGGTTACATTGGCGTATGTCTGATAACCCAGTGATGACAACCAAACGTCTGGCTGAGATGGAGACGCAGCTAAAGAAAAATCCATATCTGTACAAGCGTGATTGGTTAGGATTAAGAGTCATGCCACAGGGGATTATCTATGACCAGTTTGACCAAGACAGTATGACTAACCATGCCTTAATTGGACAGCCAGTAGAAATGTACTTTACTGGTGATGCTGGTCAAGATGATGCCACAACAATGAGTTGCAATATTGTTACCCGCGTCCGGCAACCTGATGGGCGTTTTAAGTTTGTTCTAAACCGTGTTGCCAATTATTATCACAGTGGTACGGAGACCGGACAAACAAAGGCAATGAGCACATATGCCACAGAATTAAGAAGATTTATTTTGTGGTGTGTTAACACATACCAACTGCACTACTCGATGGTGTTAGTGGACCCCGCTTCATTAGCGCTACGGCAAGAGCTAATTAAGGTTGGCATTGAGGCTGGTAAAGCGGATAACAACGGGCATGATCATGTTGGTAATTCTAAAGGAATTGAAGTCGGCATTCAGCGGCAGCAATCATTGATTGCAGATGGTCAGTTTGTCTTGGTTGATACGCCGGATAGTGGACTAGCAAATCAGAGCTATGATAATTATCACTTTGTTAAAGAACTTGGTATGTATGTGCGTGATGAAACAACTGGCAAGCCGGTCGATGCTAATAACCATGCAATGGACGAGTGCCGATACGCTGCTAATTACTTTACGAAGAAATACAAGGGAGGTTACTAGCCTTGTTTAACAGAATACATGATTGGATAAAGGGGGTGTTAGTCAAAATGGGATTAGCTACTGAGTTGCAAAGCGTAACTGACCATAAGAAGGTAATGGCGGATGATGACCAGTATGGATTGATTGCTAAGTGGTTTAGCATTTATCAGTCAACACCGGAATGGTTGAAAATACACAAAAAGTTACCCGACGATTCTTATTTAGATCGTCAGAAAATGTCATTAAACATGGGACAAGTTGCAGCCAAGAAGATGGCAAGTTTGGTATTCAATCAAAAGGCTATTATTACTGTTAGCCCAAAGAACGCGAAGAATCCTGATGATCCTTCATCGCCAGATGATTATCAAACGATTGAGAATCAGTTCGTACAGCAAACCTTGAAGGACAATCATTTCTATAACAATTTTGAACGTTACTTAGAATATATGTTCGCAACTGGTGGCATTGTGATTCGTCTATATACCGATCGTGGTAAAGTTAAGATTCGATTTGCTACTGCTGATGCATTCTATCCAATCACGTCAGATGCTAATGGTGTCAGTGAAGCTGTCATTGCCTCCAAGTTCATGAGTGACAGCCATTACTATACGTTATTGGAATGGCATGAAGAAACCGATACAGACTATGTCGTGACTAACGAGATCTACAAGAGTACGACCAATAGCAATGATGACTTGGGTGTGAAAATTGATGATTGGAGTAACTTGCCGGATGCATTCAAAAACATGTCACCACAGCCGACTAGGTATTCCAAAAAGCTTTATTCACGGCCGACGTTTATCTATTTAAAGCCAAATTTAGCTAATAACTTGCACATTGACAGTCCATTGGGCATTCCTATCTACGCTAACGCTATAGACACATTGCGCCAGTTAGATGAAGCCTATGACTTGTTATTCCAAGAATTTGTCAAAGGGAAACGGCGTATTGCCGCACCAGCAAATCAATTGAAACGTGAAGTTGACCCACAAACCGGTAAAACACGGTATTATGTTGATTGGAGTGAAGATGTCTACATGGCATACAACACGACAATGAGTGGCGGTGATGGTGAGTCAGTGAAACCGACTGATATTACATTAGGACTGCGAAATGAAGCAATTGTGGCTGGCATCAATGATTTGTTGCATTTCTACTCTTCACAAATTGGTTTCAGCGCAGATATGTTTACGTTTGACAGCAAACAGGGTGTTATCACAGCGACAGCGGTAATCAGTGAGAATAGTGATACGTATCAATCAAAAAACAGTCATGAAACGTTGATTGGAGAAGCAATTGAACATATTTGCCAGATTATTGTGGAACTGGCTAAAAATGATTCCAATGTTCAATATTCAGGCCAAACAGATATTGATATTTCTGTTAACTTTGATGATTCGATTGCTAAAGACCGGAATGACAATTTGGATTATTACATGAAGGCGAATGGTAATCACCCCGTCATGACACAACTAGAAGCAATTAAACGCGCCAATGGAATTACTGATGTTGAGGCTCAACAGGTTCTTGACCAAATCAATGCAGAAACAGCAAATGCTGAAGGTACAATTGAAGATGTTGTCGGTGGTAACGGTAAAGATGGTGAGGATAATGCTTAAGCCATGGGATTTATCGGGTTATTCTGATGAAGATGCTAACAACTATGCTAGTGTTGAAGACTTGATCTGGTCTTACATTATCAACCTAATAGGAAATGAAGCATCTAAACATGATGATACGGATAATGAATGGGTAAACGAATTACTTAATCATGCAGATGATGTTAGGCAATATGCTGCTAAAATAACTGTCTCACCTACACAGCATGCGTCTAAGCAATTGCACACAAGACTTAGTACAATTAGTCAAGATAATGTCAAACAAGCTGAAAAGTGGATTAAAAAGGTTACTGGAAAGCAAGTGGATTCGATCAAGGATTCGCAACAGTTTAAGCAAGTTGTTGATGACCAGTTAACAGAGACGGATAATTATCTGAACCTTGCTAGACGTAATATGAGCGCTAATGCGTATCAGATGTTTAGGGGAATTGTTGGTGATGCAAAACGGTCAATTGATAGTGGTACAACTGCTATCAAAGCAATAGCTAAAGCTAGTGAGCAATGGGCAGAACAAGGTGTACCCGCACTCGTTGATAAGGCTGGTCGAAAATGGTCACCAGATGTTTACATTCGGACTGTCATAAACTCAGGTATCAATAGTGCTACGAATGATACAGAGTTACTTAGGTATCGCCAGTATGGTTCGTTAGTTAAAGTTAGTTCTCACATGGGATGCCGTCCAAGCCATTTACAGTATCAAGACCATGTTTATTCTTTGGACGGTAATACAGACAAGTATCCAGATTTCGAATCAACAACGGGATACGGTACGATTACTGGCATTGGGGGCATTAATTGTCGACATTATACGGTTCCATATATTGAAGGCCACGGTTCAATGCCAGTGCCACAGCAGCCAGATGATGACAATGCTGCTAGGTATCAATTAGAACAAACTCAGCGACGACTTGAACGTGAGGTACGAAAAGCTAAGCGTAAATTGATAGCAGCTAAAAAGCTTGGTGATCAAAGTGATATTACGGTTGCACAAGAATTAGTGAGACGTCGTCAGTCAGTTACTCGTCAGTTTGTTAAAAAGCATGGACTAGTACGTCAATACAATCGAGAAAAACAGTAGTGCCCTTAGCATGGCGTTAAAAGGCTTATTTTTTATACCTAAATTTAGAGAGGAGCAATAAAGATGGCAGAGGATAATGCAACGTCAACAGAGTCTACGCCTCCGACAACCCCAGCAACCGATTCAGTGGCAACTCCTTCTTCGGTTGATACAGAGCAGGTGGCTGCAGACGCACGTACTGAATTATTGAAGTCACTTGGGTTTGATAACGAGGATGACTTGAAAGGTGTCGTTGAACAACATAATAAAGATGTAGCGGCTAATCAGAGTGCATTGGAGGCTAAATCCGGTGAGTTAGACAAGGCTACCAGTAAACTTGCAAAAGAAACTAGTCGTGCTGACAATGCGGAAGCTCAAGTAGCTGCTCTTAAACAGGGAGTTGATGCTGATCATTTGAGTGATGCGCTGGCGCTCGCTAAGGCTGACTTAGCAAGTAAAGCTAATGGTGTGAAAACAATCGATGAAGCGTTAACTGGGGTTTTAGAGCGTAACCCAGCATTTAAGGGTGCAGAAGCCGCACAAGGAACAGCCATTGCCGGTCAGAACCTTAGTGGTGGTCAAGGTAACGTTACAGTGCCAGATTTATCAAAGATTAGCTACGGTGAAGCTGCCAAACTGAAACTTGAGCACCCGGATGTATACAAGCAAGCTGTTACAAAACTAACAAATAATTAGGAGGAAATAACACATGGCAGATGAAACAACTGTATTAGATAACCTGATTGATCCACAAGTTATGACTGCGATGATTAGTGCTAAATTACCTAAGGCAATTCGGTTTAGCGCTATTGCACCTGTTGACACCACACTTGAAGGTCGACCAGGTACTGATGTAACTGTACCTCGATACAAGTATATCGGAGATGCGACAGATGTCGATGAAGGTGGCGCTATTGATTATGCCAGTCTTTCAACAGATACCGACATGTTCACGATTAAGAAAGCAGGTAAAGGTGTCAAGATTACTGACGAAGCCGCTCTATCCGGATACGGAGATCCAGTAGGCGAAGGCCAGCGACAAATTACGATGGCAATTGCATCTAAGATTGACAATGATATCTTGGCTACTGCAATGAAAGCACGACTTACGCTAAGTACTGGCGTTGATGTTACGTCTTTGGATATGGTCGATGCAATTGAAGCTGCATTTAATGATGATACGAGTGAATACGCGGTAGAAGATGATTCACCGACCACCGGCGTATTGTTTATGAACCCTAAAGATGTCAATAAACTACGTAAGGCCGCTGCTGAGAACTGGACGCGAGCAACTGATTTAGGTGACAACATCTTGATTAATGGCACATTTGGTGAGTTACTCGGATGGCAAATTGTGCGGTCACGTAAAATCAAAGAAGGCTCCGCCTTGGCAGTTAAGCCGGGTGCAATGCGTACCTACATGAAACGGAATGTTCTCTCTGAAAAGGGTCGCGATATGGATCATAAGATCACTAAGTTTAATGCCGATGAACATTATGGTGTTGCAATCTATGATGACACTAAGTTGTTAGTCATTAATCCATTTGATGTCGAAGGCGGTACTGTTATTAACCAAAACGTAACCAGCACTAAGGATGCTACGGTTAAAAAGTCCAATAAGGGTAAAGCTGTGGCATCTGATACGCCGTCAAAATAATGTCACCGTCTAATGTCAAAGCAATGCCTACTAATGACGGTGCGAAGATCACAGCAAAGTAGGCAATTAAATTTAGGAGGAATGTAGAATGGCTAAAGTGTTGAAGGCTTATCAAAAGGGCAATGAAACGGCAATTGCGACTGGTGATGCAACCAGTGTGGCAATTACTGGCTTAGCAGCTGGCACAGTTGTCGCTACTGGTGACTATCAGGTTGCCTATGTGGACGGTAGTCAAACGAGTGACAAGTTAGATGTTCCGGGATTTACGGTTCTTGCTGCCAAGCCCGCTGATCCACAAAATGTTAAAGCTGCAGCAACCACTGATGGTGCCAATGTAACTGCTGGTTAGAGGTGATTAGATGCCGATAGTAGATCAAGATTTTTACGCTTACACTTATTTTGGCGAGCAAGTACCAGTAAATATTAATTTTGAACGTTTGGAAATGCGAGCCGAAGAGATGGTCAATCAATACGCAAATTATTATTTCGATTCGCATAATCTTGATGATTTGCCACTTGAGGCTGACCGAATTAACGTGAAGAAGGCTGTCTGCGCTCAGATTGAATGGTTTATTGACGTGGGCGGAGTCGAAGAGCTCGCAAATAGCAAGCAGTCTACGATTACGCGGGCAACAGTGGGCAAGTTTAACTACGAGAAATCAGCACCGACGACGTTACCACGTAGTACGGCTCAGCGGTCTAACGCGGCAATCAATTATTTGCGACCAACTGGCCTGTTGTATCGCGGGGTGCATTAAATGGATGATATTATTGATCCAATTCCCATCGAGTTGTTAGATGATACCATCAAAGTGACACCGTACGATGCAGGCAAGGCCAAGCATGATTCATGGCGTACAGACGCAAAGAATGCAGAACCAGATGAGTACACGATTTCTCACGTACGAGTCGAGCCGACAACTTCAGTATCAGTTCAATCCGTTGGTGGCAATGCTAGTTCACAGGTTGTCACTGGTGCTTATACGTTAATTGTTGATTCAACTAACTCAGCACCGCTGGACAAGTTGCCTAGCCTGAATGACAAAATTCAGGTGGAGAGTACCCAACAATCCTTAGTCGTGAAGAGTTTTGACCCAATCTATGATTTTGGCACGCATATTCATCATTGGGAAGGAGTATTGCAGTGACTAACAAAGTTGATTTATCGCCATTGATTACACGTTTGAACAATATCAGCTTGCTGACAAATCAACTGGCGGATGTAATCGTACGTGATTCAGACCAATATGTGCCATTTTTAAATGGTGATTTGGCCGGCAACGTATCGAGAATCAAAACAGGCACCGGCGTTACTATCGTCTGGACAGAGCCGTATGCGGCCTATATGTACGGTGGTAAAGTAATGGTGAAAGCACCGGATGCAATGGGTCAACGGAGAGGCTATCACAAAGTGGTGACGGACCGGCCCTTGAATTATAACCACACTAAGCATGCGCTAGCACAAAAAGGTTGGGTTGATAAAGCCTATTTGGTTAACGGTCACAATTGGGCCGCACTAGTGGCACACGGATTGGGGGCGACGTAGTGAGTCAAGTTGACCTTGATTTGGATGTTCGGGTTGCTGATTATATTAGTGCTAACGTTAAGCTGTTTGATACGTTAACACTTGGCAATGACTATGCTCCTGGAATGTCACTGAGTTATACATTGCAACCCGCTGGACCGGCAACGCGATATTATGACGGTCGCCGCCGCCGTAGTTTTGCATTTGCAATCACTGCTAAACATCCACACGGAATTGTTTGTATTAACACTCTCAGTTCCATTATGGACATCATGGAGAATGCAACGCCGATATCAATCAAAAGTGAGAATGGAAGTTTCAAATTCATAAGCGCTAAGATGACAACCTCACCGGAGTTTCTAGCCACTGTTCAGGATGACGATGGTCAAGATGCTCAAAAGTATGGTGTCTATCAAGGCGCTTTTAGTTTACAAGTAATTATTTAATTTAGGAGGAATGCAAAATGGCTGATGCTACAACACCAACAACTGACCCGAATGACAAAAATGTTTTAGGATCGATCCAAGAAAACTATCTAGACGAGTACTGGGTAGGCAAGACCGGAGCTGATAAGACCGTAACCTGGTTATACCTGGCGGATGGGATTACAACCGTGACGCCTAAGTATACTGATAAAAAGAAGACCGCTGCTTACATGAATGGCGGTGGCCAAGAACGCAACACCGTTACTGGTGTTACTTCTAGTTATGATATCTCAGGGGATCGTTCAATTGGTAATCCGGCTCAAGATGATATTGCTGATATGAAACAAAAAACCGGCGGTCAACGTGAACGGATGTTCCGCAAAGTGCAATGGTTACAGCAGGATGATGGTTCGCTGACTCCTAATGCAATCGAATCAGGTATGGGAACATTCTCTGACATTGATGATGGTGGTGGCGCTGCGGACGATAACGGTAGCTTCAAGGTAACGATGACGTACAACGCTAATCCCGCAGTAATCAAGGCAAGTGACCCGGCTGCTATGACAGCAGCATTGAAAGATACACCTTGTCAGAACGCTATTATTTTGGGCGTTAAAGCTAATTCGTTAGCTGTCAGTGGTGATACGCCGTCAAAATAACAGTGCCATCGGGTGTTCAATCTTTACCTACAAACGATGGCGCAATTATAAAAAGTATGTAGGTAAGTGGCGGAGTAATCCGTCATACATAGAATTTAAAAAATATAGGAGGCACTAACATGAGTGATGTAATTAAATTAGAGGTTCCTAGTGACAGTATGACGTTTGAAATTGGTGATAAGAATTACACGGCAAGTTTTGCTGATAAATCATTTGCTGTTTTTACAGATCAATATAATGACATTAAAATGGCTGAGGTGAAATTGCAGCAGGAGCTACATCATCGATCAGTTGAGCTAACTGATAAAGAAGCTCAATTGGAAAAAGATATGATTAATGAGCCAATGACGGCGTTAGATCATAAAAAACAAGTCCTACAACGACGCTATTTGCGAATGTACGATGATATTCAGAACAAATATAAGCTTGAAGCTAAGGAACGCTTTTATCAATTACTTGATGGTATGTTTGGCAAAGGCTCAGGCAAGGAGCTCTATCATACCTGCAATGATTCCATGGTGGTATTTGCCAAGGTAGTTGCTCAAATCATGATTAACATTGAGCAACATACGGATATTTCTGATTATCGTGATAAATATTTAAAATCCATTACTGAATTACGGAAGAAAGAGCAATGAGTTTTACCGAGATTAACACAAACAGTATTGTATTTCAGAAGCATCGTTATCGCTTGGACCTTTCATTTCGCATGGTATTGCTCTATTTTAAAGCGATTCGGGATGAAGGACTAACGATACCGGAGCGCGTAGAAATCAGTTTAAATGCGCTTGTATTGGACGATACGAGTAAATTAAGATTTGAAGCTAAGGGCCAGCTACTGTCTGAAATTTTTAATACCAAAATCAACAATGACCGTGATCGGGTTCGAGCAAAAGTGCTCAAGTCTGGTAAGCGGTCTTTTGATTTTGATGAAGATGAGTCGCTAATCAAGGCAGGATTTCAACAACAGTATGGGATTGATTTAGACAAAGACAGCCTTAGTTGGGAACAGTTTACAACTATGTTGGATGGCCTCAATGATGATACGCAATTTAAGAAGGTTGTTCGATTTCGTCAGACCAAAGTTAGTGATGATATGGATGCTGATACGCAAACATATTTGAAGCAGATGAAGCTAATTTATGGCTTAAAGCAAGCTCACACGGATGGCGACGGTAAACTGACCCCAGATGAATTATCTATTGAGCTAGCTAACTTGGATATGCCACACAAGGCGCTACGAATGAAAGAGTTACGGGAGCAAGGCAAAATTTAGGAAGGATGTGTGTAGATGGCTGATATTGCTGGGAGCGTAAAGATTAATGTGGACCTAATTGCCAAAGAAGCGTTGGCACAGGCAAAACTATTGAAGCAAGAGTTCAAAGATGTTGACGTTGATCCTAAATCTGCTCAAAATCTACGAACGCTTGATAAGGGATTACAGACAACAGCTGACAGCTTAAAGAAGTTATCGGCTGCCCAAGAAAGTGCCGGACTACACACGTCTGCCCAGGTTACCAAGTTAAATGCTTACAAAACTCAATTACAACGTAATCAACAAGAGATGGTAGCTACTGCATCTGAAATCAGTCAGTTAACCAAAGCCGAGGGCGATAACTCTGCTGAAGTTGTTAACGCTAAAGCAAAGTACGCAGCATTGGAGCGTGAGCAACAAATTCTCGCATCGTCAGGCGGTAAGCTAGAAAAAAGCGTTGGCGCATTAACACCAGGAATGGCCGCCGCTGCCGATAAAGCTATGGCTATGGGTACCAAGCTTCAAAATACCGGCGAGAAGATTAGTTCCCTTGGAAGTAAGGCTACTATTGGTTTTACAGTGCCGATTGTCACAGCCATGGGAGCGGCAACTAAATCTTTTATTAATTTTGATTCTCAAATTAAGTCAATGGGTGCCTTGCTAGATGACGGTCATACTAGTGCTTCAAAGTTAAAATCAGAGCTAAATTCTTTGGGCGATGCTAGTAAAAAATGGTCAGTTCAATATGGTGTATCGACTACCCAAATTAATGATGGAATGACTGAGATGATCAAAAAAGGATATAGTTTCCAACAAGTTATGGGAGGGATGCCATCTATATTGAATGCAACCAAGGCTTCCGGTGATGACTTTAATGATGTTATGAAGGTTTCTACATCGACACTCGAACAATTTGGCCTTAAATCAAATAATACAGCTACTATGTTGAAAAACACGCAACGAGTTACTGATGGATTAACGTATGTTGCAAACAAAACTTCTGCGGGCTTTACTGATATGGGATATGCCATGGAGTATGTAGGACCAGTAGCACACGGCTTGAACATGAGCCTGGAGGAAACTTCCGCGGCAATTGGTTTGATGAGTAATCAGGGGATTGAAGGGCAAAAAGCAGGTACTTCTTTACGTGGCGCACTTTCTGCTTTATTGACGCCATCAAAACAAAATATGGAAGGATTTAAAGCACTTGGTGTCTCCGTATCAGATTTCAAGAAGGGCACGCTAACGTTGCCTGACATTCTAGGTAATATTAAGGCTAAGTCCAAGGGCATGACTAAACAACAGTTGCAATCAAATTTAGCATTAGCATTTGGTACTGAGGCCCAGTCTGGGATGAATATTTTAGTTAATGAAGGTGGAGACGCACTTCGAAAGCTCACTTCAGAGACACAAAACTCAACAGGTTACACCAAAAAGCTAGCAGATACTATGAACGATACCGCTAAGGCTAATGTTGATAAATTTAAACAGTCACTAAATGTACTTGGAATTGAAGCAGGCCAGCATTTACTCCCGTTGGTTACAGAATTCTTAAAACATGCAAAAGAATTAATAGAACGGTTTAATAACTTAGACCCAGCAACACAGAAGCTAATTCTTAATACAGGCTTAGCTGTTGCAGCTGGTGGTCCATTGATTAGCATGTTTGGAAAATTGACCTCTGGTGTAGGGCTACTAACTAGTGGATCTATGAAACTATTGGTTGGTGCTGCTAAACTATCACCGTTATTTGGCACTTTAGTTAAAGATGGCGGTGCGGCCAGTACTGTCATTGCTGGCCTTAGTGGTGGTGCAGAAGCAGGTTCAGCTTCTTTGCTAGGCTTAGGTGGTTCGGCATTAGGCACAGTTTCAGGATTGGGCGCATTGGCTGCGGCTGCCGCCCCGGTCGTGTTAGGTGTAGCAGCTGTGGGGACAGCAACTTATTTTGCGATTAAAGCCGGCAAGGAGCATAGTGACCAGTTGAAGCGCCAACGTGCTTCGATGGACGAATATGGTGCCAATATTAGTCAAAACTCGCAAAAAGCAATTGGCTCGTTTAATGAACTACATCAAAAAGCCAAGAATGATATGGCACTATTGGACACTGCGGTAGGTAAACAGTCTAAACAATTATCTAGCGATGTGGTTACTAAATACAGTAAGATGGCTGATTTGGTTGAACAACAGTTTTCCAAGACTAAAAAGGCTGGGATGGACGCACTATCCGACTTATCTAGAAGCTTTGGAAGTGCTGGTAATAGCTGGGTAACGCAAGTCGAAAAGGGTGTTGATAAGCGGGCTGATGGGCAAACTAGTAAGCTTGAAAAAGCTAAAAAAACGATGGAGAGCATTTTAAAGTCAGTTGACGGTGACTTCTCTAAGTTGTCTGCTACTCAGAAGGCCAAGCTAAATGAGGCTGAAGCTTACATTGACTCGCAAGTCTCTGCCTTTGGTATGGCTTATAAAGACCAGCAAGCGTTATATAAAGCTTATGTGCAACAACATGGCACTATCACGGATGGCATGTATAAGGCGGACGTAAAGTCAGCAGATTCGGCATATTCCAAGACTTATGGCAAGGCAAGTGATAGTTATAAGAAGAGTCTGTCTGAGCTGAAATCACTAAGAAAAAATGACCAAATTAGCAAAGACCAATACGACCAAGCACTTGCCATGCTTGACGCTAAGCGTAACAAGCAACAAACTCAAGCTTCGTTGGAATACATCAAAACTGAAAAGGCGGCTGGCGATGCGTATAACAACAATGGTCGTGAAAGCTTGCGTACTAAGCAAACGCTTGATGATGAATACACGAAAACGATTACCGATGAGAATGGCAAAAAGGAAAAACTTTATTGGGACGATGTCAGTAACAGCGAAGAATCTGCAGCTAAGTGGATTGCGGACCATAAGAAGGACAATCAGAAGTACATTGATGATCAAGTCAACGCGCATGGGACCATTGAAAAGAATATAGCTAAGTTCCAGAAGTCTCAGGAAAAAGCCTATGAGGCAATGGGGATGGATGCTGACCAAGCTGTTGCTCAAGCCAAAGTTGACGCTGATGATTTATTAGCAACCACTACTAAGTCGGGTGCTGAGAATGCCAAAGCGGCCGCTAAAATTCATAGCGATTATATTAAGGCACTGAACAACGGAAGTTTGGGAAGTGCTACGGCAGTTGCTAAGCAATGGGGCCTGGATCTTTCAGACACGACTAGCAAGATTGATCTTGGAAAGTATGGTAAGAAGACAGCTGCTTCGTTTTGGAACGATATAAAATCTGGATCTAAAACAGGTTATGAAGAAGCAAAAGTCTATTTTAATACTATTTTAGCCGACTTGAAGTCACGAAATATTACATCTGCCAGTGATTTAAGCAAATCCACTATGGATGAACTAAAATCTGGCTTGTCTAGTGGCGTATTAACGCTAAAAGAGTTAAAGCCAGTTTTGGGTGATTCCATTGTTAGCTTGTTTCCGCATGACCTTTCTAAAGTAAGCAGTCAGGAAATGAAGACTCTAAAGCAAGGTCTCAAAGATGGCGTAATTACATTATCTGACCTAAATGGACAATTCAATGGAAAAATCATGGGGCTGTTTCCTAAAGACTTATCACAACTGGGTAAAGATGACATTTCAACATTGAAGAAAGGTTTGAAAGATGGCTCAATTACAGACTCCGATTTAAAGGGTAAGTACGGCAAACAATATGCTGCTATTTTTAAGCAAGATTTATCTAAGCTGGGTAAGAGCGATATTCAATCACTCAAATTAGGCTTGGATCTTGGAATTATTACCAAGAGTGATTTAAAGACACGCTATGGTAAAGCAATTTCTAATATTTTTGATCACGATTTGAAAAAGATTGGGCAAAAAGATATTGACACTTTAGCAACTGGTATTGATTTAGGAATCCCTGGTGCTAAATCTGCATTGAATAAGCTAAAGTCAGCTGTAAAGAGTGGAGCTAAAATCAATATCACTGGCGAAGGGTCATGGACCATGGATACCCTTAACAAGGCTTATGCTGATAAAAAAATTTCAACTGAAAACTACTTGAAAGTATTAGCAGCGATGGTTAAGGGGAAGACTAATATTGATATTGGTGAAAGCGGCCGTAAGACCATGGATAGTTATAACGATGGTATCAACGGTGAGAAAAAGGTACCTATTAATTCAGTTACGGGGACTGCTCAAACCATCAAAGATGTTATGACTTTGGGGCAAAAAGCTGTTGGTGCTGGCCACGATACAATGGAATCATTCAATCAAGGCCTAGTCGATAAAGCTGCCGACCCCCTGAAGTCTGCTGGCGGAGTTGGAAAGGGTGTTGCTCATAACCTTGATCAAGGTGGAGCTAGTGTTAATGCATTGTCTAAAGCTGTTGGTGGCAAGAGTTCTTACACAGCAACTGAAAACAAGTTAAGCATAACGACAGGGATACCACATAAAACCGGTACCAACGGCAAAATCACCAGCCCTGAAACCGCGATAGTTGGTGATGGTTATAAGCCAGAATTGATTGATTACGGCAATGGATCATTAGGACTATCACCGGCTGTTCCAACTGTGACTCACTTGCCTGTCGGCGCTCAAGTCTTTTCAGGCGAGGATACTGAAAAAGCGGCACCAATTCTTAAAATGATGGGGTTGCCGATGTTTGCGACTGGTTCCGGTGGTAGCATCGTTGATTGGATCAAGAACCTATTTGGTGATGCTATGAAGTTCATGGAGCACCCCATTAAGAACTGGGGAAAATTAATAGATTCAAGTTTTGATATGAACCTGTTTCCAGGTGGATCACAAAGTCATTTCGGACCTAATACAAAATCATGGGAAAAGAAACAAACTAGCTGGTTGAAAAAACTTGAGGACAGTCTAGGCGACTTGGGTGGCGGCGGTGCAACGTACAATCCAAGCATGATTAAACATGCAGCGCTTGCTATGAAGACCAGCATAGACGGTGAAAAATTAAAACAATTACAATACTTGATTAAGAACGAATCAGGCGGCAATGCTCACATTAGAGGAATTGATGACGGTGACGGTACAGGCCCAGCTATGGGACTACTACAATACAAGCGATCTACTTTTGATACCTACGCACTACCCGGGCACCACAACATCTTATCTGCATGGGATCAATTATTAGCGTTTTTTAACGATAGCAATTGGAGTTCAGATATTGGTGTAGGTTATAACGGCAAATATGGCGAGTGGCGTGGACAAGCTTCCGGGCCAAGCGGTCATCGTCGTTTTGACAAGGGCGGCGAGTCCTATGAAAAGCAATTAGCATGGGTATCTGAGCATAACCAACGTGAAATTCATATTCCGGATGATCAGTCGAATTACAGCAAGTATTTAACGGACCAAGCTGTCAAGATGTCATTTGGTCAGCAGGCTTTTGTTGCTACAAGTGCGGAACAAGCCGCTGGATTAAAGAGTACCATTCCCGTAGATGCTCCTAATAACGGTGGGCCTGTCGCGGTCAGTGGTGCAGCGGCTAACGGAACTGGTGAGGTACTAGGCGTGGTCAAGTCATTAGTGGACGCAATTACTAGCAAGGCAGTTAACATCACTGCCAAACTAGATAATGGCGTCCTCTTTAATGCCCAGTATCCGTTAATTAAGCTGGCTCTAGGTCAAGATGTTGTCATTGACCGAGCGAGAGGAGGTAAATAGATGGAGTTAGATATTCAAGTGATTCAACAGGATGGCAGTAACTACTGGCTATCTGATTTGGGTATTCAAGTAGAAAAGTTTTCACCACCTGCACCAACGTTCACTAGAACTTACACGCCGGTTGGTAAGTACAATGTAGCTTCATCTGAAACACACACGAGCGAACGCAAGATACCACTAGTGTTTGATGTCAAAACAATTGACTCAGTTGACCAAGAACTAATGCGGTTGAAGCTGTTTGATTTATTTCGTGGCTACGAGGACTTTTATGTCGTTAGCAGTGTTATTCCGTCAATTCGTTGGCCGGTTCACGCAGATGATGGGTTTAATATAGAACCTTATGAGGCATCACCCATTATGACGGAGGATATCACAGTTAACCTAGTTGTTACTGGTGGATTTGGCGAGACAATTAACACCACTGCCAACATGAAGAATAACATTCCATTAGGATTTGATATTCCATTTGCATGTTTGCCACCGTATCGTTTCACCAATCAAAGCGATGTCAAGGTGTTTGTTGGTGGCTCAATTCCGCTACTGGCTGATGGTAAGACGGCCACATTAACTTTCCATGGCGATGTGGCTAGTCAGTTGTCAATCACGAACAAAACTACGGGACAGGTGTTTCAGCTGAATCAAGCGTTGAAGAAATCCCAGACTCTAATTTTATATGGCATGGTTCCAGTTGTGGATGGTGTGAATGTCTACAGCAAGGGGAATCATGCCTATTTAGATTATGTCAAAGGGATTAATGAATTACTGGTGGCGGGCGCAACGAATTATGATTTGGAGTTTGATACACGCTATTACGTTTAGGAGGTGTGAAAGTGTTTTATTTACGTGATGTAACAGGTAACGAACTACCAGTTATCCCAATTTCAGCACAATTGACTGAAACCGTGAATCAAGTGGCGCAGTTGGAATTGACGTTCATTAACACGGGGACGAATGCATCTGCTGTAGGCATGTTGCAACCACGCACGCTTTTGCTAGATTCTGATAGTGGCGAAGCTTACCGTATTCAGACCATGAATGGATCTAACATCGGCGGTAGTCGCAATGTTAAAGCAACGTTTCTAGGCGCTGTGCACGATTTAAACGACCATTACGTTGAGAAGAGTATAAAGGGATCCCAGTCGCTCGATAGCTGCATGCAGCTAATTACTGAAGGCACTGGTTTTACGTATACGATTCATGATGATTTCAATCATTATGATTTTTCTGAAGGTTTCGGTACTGGCTTAGCGTTTGATTTATTCTTAAACACTTTGATGTCAGACTTCAATTTCGAATGGACTAGTACGGGCAAGCACATTGATATTTATAAACAAGTCGGTAAGCGTGATGCTTTCGTTTGGTTAGATGGATTGAATCTTAGCTCGTTGACCGATGAGAGTGATTACACGACGATTGCAACTCATATTAAAGGGATGGGTAAGCTAGATGATAAGGAAAAACCATTGGCTACTGCTGAGTATACGAGTCCTAACGCAACAACGTGGGGTGTAATTGATGCAGAGCCAATTTCTGATGAGCGGTTCACGAATAGTGATTCCCTATTGGCATATTTGAAATCGAAATTACAAGATGTGCCGTTGATTCAGCGAACTGCGACATTGAATGATTTCATGACTAACTCGGTACCTGGAATGACTAATAACAGTGAGGTTGGGAATTACGGCTATATTCGGGATCGTAATGGTGTGGATGTTGAAACTCGAATCAGTGAAACCGTGATTGATTTGGTTACCCCAGCGACGACAAGCGTGACCTTTGGCAATATGACCAAAAGCTTTACACAAATCACCGCGGGATTGCAGACTGCTAATAGTGATTCTGGTAAGCAGATCGCACAACTAAAGGCCGGACTTGATGCTGTAGACGGCAATGATTTGATTACTGATGCGAATACACTTGACAGACTTAATGCGTTGGGTGGTGCCGTGAATGGATAAAATGACGGTGCAACAGGCTATTGATATTCTTTCAATGCAGTTTCCAATTAGCTGGGAGAAGATTGCCGATAAACCAGAGTTAGTGACTAGTGATGACTTGGACCAACGACTAAGTTTAATTGGGCAGTTGACCTCACCAGATGGTACTGCGTGGGTACCTAGCATTGATAATGATGGGAAAGTCATTTGGCAAAAAGTAAAAAAGGAGGAAGAAGATGGCAATACAACTGGCAACGAATGAACTGTCTTCAGTTAATGACGCACCATTCCGTAATCTGCTCATTTCAAATTTCGTCACGACTCAAGAAGTTTTGAATGAGCTGCTAACGTATCAGGGCAACATTAATAAACAGCTTAGTACGCTGACAACAAATATCAATACAAGCGTCGATGGTAAGCTGACTAAGCAAGATTCTATTTTGTTCGACAAGCTAAAAGCACAATCACAGGACCTGACTAAACGCATCAGCCACGTCATCATGGGTACTGACACAGACTCAATACATGCCGTACTGAACAAGATGCTTTTAGATGGCGAGCTAAGAGGTCAGCGCGGCGACGCGGGTAAAGATGGTCGCGATGGACTAGATGGTGAGAGCGCGTATCAAATCTGGCTTGATGCTGGCAACACGGGTAGCAAGGCTGACTACTTAGCCAGCATGAAAGGTAAGCCGGGTGACAAAGGGCCGGCGGGTCCAGCAGGTAAAGACGGCGCGATGAGTAGTGCGGATGTCGATAAGATGGTAAGCGACAGCTTACAATATCAGACTGTTCCAGATGGCACTGACCTGCTTACTCTTGTCAATAACGTAGGACGAACTCAGTATTACTCATGTAGTAAGATGGCGAATGCTAAGACTATGAGCAATGTGCCAATGGTTACAGCTTTCAATCTGATTGCACGGCCAGTTAATCCAGCTAATCAGCCGACTGCTGACAATGGAAATCCAATTTGGGCGTACACGACATTGGAGTTTAGACCTTATAACTCCGGTTTAGTTTATGTTGCATCGACGACTACTGATGGTGATGGAAAATTAACATCAACGCCATGGACATTGTCGGGTAGTAATGTTGCGGCTACTTCGATTCTGTACGGCAAGACACTGGACATCATCGGTGACAGCTACGTAGCTAATAACGGTCAGCCGGTTTCACAGACGTGGCATTACAAGATTGCCACTCAGCATGCTATGAAGTACAACAACTATGGCGTTAACGGCAATGGGTTAGTCACTACGAAGGCAACGGGTACACCGGTGGTCAATCGGGTTGGAGACATGGACAGTTCAGCCGATTACGTCATTGTGATTGGCGGCAAGAATGATTACAACCAGCAGGTTCCAATTTCGGAGTTCAAGGCCGGTTTGGTCAAGCTGATTCAAGAGCTGGTCGAGCGGTTTATCGGTAAGAAGATTTGTTTCTTCACGCCATGGTCGATTGTGGAATCTGAGACGATGAATATCCCACTGGCCCAGTATTCGCAGGCAATTGAAGACGTTTGTGGTGCGTACTCTATCCCATGCTTCAATTCGTCAAAGCGCAGTGGAATCTTGGCTTATAGCGGAGCGTTTCAGACTAAGTACTTCCAAACCAGTACTGACCGCAGTCACTTAAATGACGCTGGGCACAACTTGTTTGTAAACCCAGCTACCAAGTTCTTAGAAAGTTTATAGAGGTGATTACTAAATGGAAATCTTAACATTTAATGTGGACTTGGATAAGCGAAATCTAGTTGAAGATAAGCAAAACTTCAACATTAATTTTCATGACTCCAAGTACGCTTGGATTCAAGCCCGGCAGTATGAAGATTCAATGCGTCAGGTTGAAGTGCATGTCGTCCATGGAGACAACTCGCCATTTGACCTTACCGGCGTAAACCCAAATTTCTTCGGGTGGCTTCCGGAGGGTAATTACCGAATCATTGATGCTAAACACGCGGTCATGTTGGACCCAGTCAACGGGATCTTCCGCTTCGACTTTCCCGCAGCCGCGTTTGCAATTGCGGGTTCTTACAAGCAAGCATTCTTTCGTCTTATGAAGAATGGCATGAATATCTCGACGTTAGAATTTAGTTTGGACGTGCTAGCAGATAAAGTCATTTCAGGCTTGATCCCTAGCGACTACATCACGCCATTTAACGACCTGTACGGCGAACTAGGCGACATCGTGAAGAATGCCAAGGGCGATTTAGCAGCGGCATTAGCCGAATGGACTACCAAGTTATCGACGCTATTCTCCGATTTGAGCAAGCAAGGTATTGATACTCAGACTATGCTGACAACGCTCGAGCAACAAATTAAGCAAGATGGTTTGATGACTCAAGCAGACTTAGATAAAGCATTGGGCTCCTTCCAGACTAAGTTTGCAAAGCTTCAAAGCAAAGTTGACGCGTCAGTAGCCAGTGCGACGACTTTCGCGACTATGCACCGCTTAGGTCAGAAATACCGTTTGCAAGGGTCAGTAGGCTCAAACGCGCAAGGCTTCGCTGGATTGGGTGGTACGACAGTAGTCCAGTATTTCCAGAATTTTGAGCCAATGGATCGGCAATATGGTACGTTGGTTAAGTTCAATGTGGAAACTGGTACGGAAATTCTATCGAATGAAATCAAAGGCTACCATGGAAATTCAATGACGTATAACGCCAAGGACGGCATGCTGTACATGGCAATGGCTGAGGATAGCACTGGTGTTGAAACTGCACAGAAGACGAAAGTATTGCAGATTGACCCGGCAAATTTGACGATTAAAGATACCATCGATTTGACGGCTAAGACGGCACTGCCAATTATCCATTCTATTGGTTATGACAGTGCAGACGATTGCTTTATCGTAGCTGACAACAAGACGATGGAGTTCTACGATGCCGGCTGGACTTTACAGTTCACGATTCAGTGGGCCGACCTAATTGGCTACGAGCCTGGGTTCATGCAAGGCGTCCAAGTCCACGGTAGTGACCTGTATTGGATTGGTGGCCGCAAGTCGCAAATCTGGGCTTACACGATTGACTATGACAACAAGTCACTAGTTTACCGTACGACATACTCATTTGATGACTTCCAAGAAGGGCTGTACCCAACTGGCGAACTGGAAGGCTTAGCCTTTAACGACAATGGCAGTGTCTATGTCTGCTCGCATATTACTGTCGGTAACTGGGGTGGTTTAACGCAGTACTTCGCTACGGATAGTAACTTCAAGATTCCAATCGCCGGTTCCACGCTGGTTGCGATTCAAGGTGCTAGTCCCAGCCCAACTGAGTTCTTTGTGGGCAAGAACACGGCCTATAATCCCGATGGTACTAAGTCGAACCCATTCGCGAGCCTGCTGGAAGCAACGACTTGTATGCGGACACCCTACACACCATTTAAGACGCTGACGATGCTGACCGATATGGACGACACGCTGGCCTTGATTGATATTGATAATGCGATGCTCAATACGCAATCACATAAGGTCAAAGCTACCGTTATTATCAATTGCAGTAACTTGTATATCCCATCGCTTCAAATGACCGGTTATTCACGGTACAAGATGAATGCTCTGTATGTTTATAACTCACAAGCACGTATCAACGACCTAAAGTGTCCTGATCTAACGGCTAACCCGGACGTCACCGAAGCTGTCCATATTGAACGAAGCAATGTTTTTATTCAAGATAATTCCAAGGCACGAATCAAGCTGTATAATTCAACCTTCGATTCTGCTGGGAGCACTTACAACTTGGAAAAAGACAACTTTATGTCGAAAGTATTGAACAACCAAGTGTTGGGCACGATTACTAATGTTTCCAATTCCAATGAGTTAACGGCTAAGGATTTTGCTTACTATTCTACGATGAACGTGCAAGTGACGACTCAGATTGCTGGAGATAAAGTTGGCTTCCAGCTTTCAGCGCCAATTAACGGTGGAGTAGTAAATCTTATTGGTCATTCGCAGTCGTCTGATGTGATTTATCTGTGCGCGTTCCACTACGTCAAGGATAGTCCAGCCAATACGACGTTAGAGTTCTTCTCACTGCCGGCATTTACCAAGGTGACGCCAACGAGCTACTCAATAACAGCTACTGTGTCAGATAGATAAGGAGAGATAGCATGAAGCTTACTTTAAATGAAGATAACCATATTATTGGTGTTGATCAGGACGATAGCACCTATGACTATACCGGCTATGTCCCCGATGATTTGACGACCCACGCCACGGATGGCTTCTACATGGTTATGTACAACACAATCATGCCAGTACCAGCTACTAGTGAGGGGACGGCAACGACTACGCCATCGCCCGTAATGCAAGCAGTCAATGTGTTAGGACTAAAGGTCGCAGCACTGGAACAGAAGATTGGGAGTGAAACGCATGTTTGATTTTGTCAAAATGATGTTTGAAGCCGGCTGCCGGATTGAGGGCTATGTTGGCTATGGCGCAATTACGTCTGATGACTACAAGACGATTACCGGCGAGGACTACGTGTCGCCAACCACTGAATAATAGGAGATGATAAGATTGAAACTCAAAAGTAAACTAGCACTGACTGGAGCAGCCACCATGGCGGCTCTTTTTTTAGGGCTAAATGCTAACGCTGCCCGCATGGATATGGTCGATGTGTCGAATAATAACGGCTACATGTCAACGGCAGAGTACGTTTCCATGCGTAATGAGTTCGGTGTTAAGGCCCTTACCGTCAAAATTAGTGAGGGAACAACCTTCAAAGACGGCTATGCTGCTAGCAATATTGCTAATGGTCAAGCGGCTGGCTTATACGTCAACGGCTATCATTTTGCCCATTATAAGACTAAGGCTCAAGCAATTGCCGAAGCTGACTTTGCCGGTAAAACAGCTAAAGCGGCAGGACTACCAGTTGGCGCAGTATTGGCAACGGACGTAGAATCACAGGAAGCCAATAACCAGTCCAAAGCGACCAATGACCGCAATAATGCGGCCTTCATGAAAGAGATTCAGACATTTGGTTATCGGGCCGACATTTACACGTCAGGATCATGGGCTAACAATAAGATGACCATCAAGGGCAAAACTGGCTGGATTGCTGCTTACCCGTATGTGGTTAGCGGTAAGAACTGGTATTCAACTAACCACGCATGGCAGTGGTCATCAACGGCTAAGTTCCGTATCAGCTATGGTGGATTCGATGTTAGCCAATTAAATAGCAACTACTACACTGCTGGCCAGAAATCAACGGTCAAGCCGACTAATAAAGGTGCAGTTAAGGCTAACAGCCAAAAAGCAAACAAAAATGTTTCCAAGCCGGCTGCCTCGGCAAAGTGGGTCAAGGAAAAGAAAACCTACACACTCAAGACTGCGGTTAAGCTGCACACAAGCACGTCAACGTCATCAAATACGATCGCTATTTTGCCAGCTGGAACTACGGTAAAGACTGATCAAGCCATTATTAAGGGCGGGTACCGCTGGGTACGTCAGCCACGTTTTAATGGCTATGGCTATCTAGCAACCGGCCCGGCAAGTAATACGCTGGAATATGTAAAGAGTGGTGCAACTCATACGTACTACACAGTTAAGTATGGTGACAGCTGGTGGACAATCGCACAACGCAACGGCCTGAGCATGACTACACTAGCTAGTCAGAATGGAAAGTCAATTTACACCACTATCTATCCTGGTCAGCGATTGGTGGTGCGGTAATGGCACAATACGACGATACAACTAAGTTATTAATGGATATTCAAAAGGATGTGGCTGCCACCAAAACGAAAGTTGAGAACATCGAAGAAAAATTGAATCAAGTTGACGATATTGGCGATAAAGCGGACAAGGCGCTGGCCAAGTCCATCGAAGCTAGCCATCAAATTGACCGTGTTACAACTATTCAAAATTGGCTGATCGGCGTCTTGGTTAGTGGCGTGCTTGTCACGTTAGTCATTTATATTGCAGAAAAGTTCCTTTAG